GGCGCCGTGATCGACACCTTCAACACCACCATGACATGAGGCGCCGATGAAGTTCATCAAGCAAGCAAAGACGGGATCGGCTTCTTCTGGCCCCCTGTGGTTCCCGCTCAACACGACCAGCTCCCTTGCCGTGAAAGGCTCGATTGGCGCCACTCTGGACGACGGAGGCGGTGGAATCGAGGGTGGCGGGGGATTGGGCGGTGGCGGGGACGTGACGCCAAACGCCGTCAACTGGGCGGACATGGCCAGCAACGAGAACACGGGAGAGGTCGGTTATTCGTCGGTGCAGATCACGGGCATCGACACGGACATCACGCTCAATGTCTCGTCCGTGACCGGAGGCGGCCTGTACTACAAGATTTCAAACTCCCAGGTGACGGGCGCCATCATCAACCTGAACACCGAGGGATACACGGCCATCCCGTCCGGAGGCGGAAACATCGGGCCCGCGGCGAACAACAAATGGGTAACTATCGCCAACGCGATGGGGAACAGCCAGGGCCACAACACGACCGTGACCGTCCGGAACGTCACGGACAGCAACGCGGTCCTGGACACGTTCGTCGTGACGTTCATCGCCGGAGGAGGGTGCCTGCTGACGACCGCGGTGGTCGAGCACTTCGGCCTGGCCGACGACGGCCCGGAGCTGACCGCCATGCGCGCCCTGCGGAGCCACTACGCTGGCGTCGAGGGGTACGCGGCGATCATCCAGGAATACTACGTCAGCTCCCCTGCGATCATCGCCGCCATCCAGGCCGCGGAAGCCGAGGACGCCGAGTACACCGCATTGCTGCAAGTCATCCAGGACATCAGGGATCACGTCGCGGAGGGGCAATGGCAGCAGGCCCACGACATCTACATGAACGCGTACGCCGACCTGAAGCTCAGATATTCCGGTGCATGACGCACCGACACATCCAAACGAAGAGAATGGAGCAACCATGAGCATCGACCCCAAGCTGTTGGAACGGCTTCACGACCTGTTGACCGCGGACCTGATCGAGAAGATCGAGTCCGGCAACGCGACCGCGGCGGATCTCGGCGTGGCCCGGCAGCTGCTCAAGGACAACGGCATCAACGCCGCGCCCCGGGAGAACACACCGATCTTCCGCCTGGCCACGGCCCTGCCCTTCAGCGACGAACGAGAGGCCGTGTAAGTGGACCAGATGGACCCGCGGCTGCGGGACTTCCGCAACTTCCTGTTCCTGGTCTGGAAGCATCTGGCGCTTCCGGAACCGACGCCGATCCAGTACGACCTGGCGGCATACCTTCAGAATGGACCAAAGCGATGCGTCATACAGGCATTCCGTGGAGTCGGGAAGTCCTTCGTCACCTCAGCGTTCGTGATCCATCAGCTCCTGCTGGACCCCAGCAAGAACATCCTGGTGGTCAGCAGCAGCAAGCAGCGGGCGGACGACTTCACGACGTTCACCCTGCGGCTGATCGAGGGAATGGAGATCCTGGCGCACCTACGGCCCCGGGAGGACCAGCGGAAGTCCAAGATCGCGTTCGACGTGGGCCCAGCCCCGCCGAGCCAGAGCCCGTCGGTCGTCTCGAAGGGGATCACGTCCCAGATAACGGGAAGCCGGGCGGACCTGATCGTCGCGGACGACGTGGAAAGCGCAAACAACAGCCTGACGCAGATGATGCGGGACAAGCTGGGTGAGTCCGTCAAGGAGTTCGACGCCGTTCTGAAGCCGGACGGGCGAATCGTCTACCTGGGCACCCCGCAGACGGAAGCGTCCCTATACGCCACGCTGCCCGAACGCGGCTACGAGACGCGGATCTGGCCTGCCCGCTACCCGGAAGCCCGCCTACGCGAATCCTACGGGCTCAAACTGGCTCCGGTGATCGCGGACAAGCTGGAAACCGACCCGGAGCTGATCGGGAAGCCCACGGACCCCCGAAGATTCTCCGAGCTGGACCTCCGGGAACGCGAAATGAGCTTCGGGCGGTCGGGTTTCGCCCTTCAGTTCATGCTGGACACCAGCCTGAGCGACCTGGACCGCTACCCGCTGAAGCTATCGGACATCATCGTGACCGAATGCGACCTTGAGACGGCTCCGGAGAAGCTTGTCTGGGGCAAGGACCGCCCCTGCCCAGAGCTGCCCTGCGTCGGCCTGAACGGCGACAGGTGGTTCAGGGCCGTCGCGCTGGTCGATGCGGCCAGCCCAAGGCCCTACGCGGGCTCCGTGATGTCCATAGACCCCTCAGGCCGCGGATCGGACGAGACGGCCTACGCGGTCGTCAAGATGCTGAATGGCTTCCTGCACGTCACGGAGGCCGGAGGCGTCCCAGGAGGCTACGACGAGCGCACGATGAAGGACCTGGTGGACATCGCCCGCCGGAACAAGGTGAACCACATCGTCGTGGAAAGCAACTTCGGAGACGGAATGTTCACCGAGCTGCTGAAGCCGCACCTACGGGCAGGGCACAACTGCTTCATCGAGGAGGTCCGCCACTCGGTCCAGAAGGAGAAGCGGATCATCGACACCCTGGAGCCCGTCCTGAACCAGCACAGGCTGGTGGTTGACTCCAGAGTCATCCAAAGGGACTACGAGACGGCCAAGACGACCGAGCGCAGCATCCACTACAGCCTGTTCTACCAGCTGAGCCGCATGGTGCGCGCCAAGGGCGCCCTGATCCACGACGACCGCCTGGACGCCCTGGCCATCGCCGTGGCCTATTGGACCGAACAGATGGCCCAGGACGCCGATGAGCGGATCAAGACGGCCCGCGAAGAAGCCCATGACAGGTGGCTCAAGCGGTTCATGGAGGGACGACTCATCGACAAGGAAAGGGAACCCCAGCCGGAGTCATGGTTTAGAAAGTGACGACCAAACTCGTCACTCACTAGAGGATAGACACAAAGATCAAATGACCCCCCCTTACGGAAAGACGACCTTCCATCTATAGATATCTATAGATAACCTAGGATTGTTCAGGACCCGACCCGGACAGGGACCCACCCCCCGGCCAGGATTCCCGATCAGGACAGGTATGTTGATTGACCTTCGTAGAAGGGGACAACATGAAGGGTGGTAGTACCTAGCAGTCTAGGGACACCGATACATAGCTCCAGATATCCTAAGAATAACTCTTGGGGGGAGGGGGGGAACCATGTCTGAGAATCTGGTCATCATGGGTCTGGATGTGTCGGTTCATTTCCAACCCATGAAGGAATCTGAAAGTGAGCTGTTGTTCGGGTACTGGTCACAGGGCCCTGTACCCTCGATCACGGTCAACTCATCATGCTCCGAGTCGATCCAGGCCAGGACCATCCTGCATGAAGTCCTGGAGGCTGTGAACGACCTGAACGGCATCGGACTGACCGAAGAGCAGATCAAGGCTCTGGAGACAAGTCTTGCCGACACGTTCGGGAGAAACCGGGATTTCTTCTCCCGGTGGCTTGCGCGCGTATAGACAGAAGCTAAGATGCGATTCATCTTTTCCCCCAGGGCCCCGTCCCCCTCCCGCACAACACGGGAGGGGGGCAGCCTGGGGAAAGCCCTGGAGGAATCATGGAAGCGAATGAATGGCAGTCCGTCCTGAGGCGGGCCAGCGAGGACATCAACCTGTCCCTGGCTCTCCGGCAGTCTTGCAGGGCCGCGAACGACGAGTTCGTGCAGCTCTCGATGGAAGTCACCCGTCTCAGCAACAAGATCGACGCCATGCGTCTTGAGATCAATGCTCTCAGGAAGATGGCCCAGGAGAAGGAGCGATGAGTGACGACATCGTGATGCGGCTGCGCATCCTGTGGACCAGTTGCACAGACCGCATCAATAACGAACGTGCAGAAGCCGCCGACGAGATCGAGCGGCTGCGGGCGGGCGGATGCGCCCGGGACCAGACCACGACCCAGTTCTGCGCTGAGGCCGTGCAGCTACAGAGGCGCTTGGACGAGCTTGAGAAACGACTGTCCGGCGGGGGTGCCCATTGACCTTGGCGCACTTCCTCGCCGTGTTCGCATTCGTGTGCATCGGGGCCGTACTGGCCATCCTGATATTCCCATCCAAGGAGAGAGACGAATGACCGCCGTGAAGCCCGCCAAGTCGCATCCCTGGGCCATGAAGCCCACGCCGAAGCCCTACCCCAAGCCAAAGCCCCGCCCCAAGTCCAAGTGAACAGGAGGCCACGGATGGCCGACAAGCCCCTTCTGTTCACAGGATTCAACAAAGCGTTCGTCGGCTCTGCCTCGCAGGGCCCCTCGAAGGTCCTGGCCGTCTACGACTATCAGAGGATGGTCAGGGTCCTGAGGGACCGGGACGGCATGGACGAAGACGAAGCCGTCGAGTTCCTGGAGTTCAACACCATCGGAGCATGGGTGGGTGAGCAGACTCCGCTGATCCTGCGGAGGATGTCCATGCTGAGGTTCCTGGAGGAGAACGAATGCGGCACGTCATCTTCTACTCGGGAGGCATAGCCTCCTACATCACAGCCAAGCGCGTGATCGCCCGCCAGGGGGCGGCCAACTGCACCCTGCTGTTCACCGACACCAACTACGAGCATGAGGACCTGTACAGGTTCCTCGATGAATCCTGCAAGCATCTCGGCGTCGAGCTGACCCGCATCGCGGATGGCCGGAATCCCTGGGAGGTGTTCCGCGATGTGCGGTTCCTGGGGAACACCCGGGCCGATCCCTGTTCCAAGATCCTGAAGCGGGACCTGGCCCAGAAGTGGGTCAGGGACAACCACGATCCCGCGGACACCACCCTGTACCTGGGACTGACCGCCGACGAGAAGCACCGACTGGTACGCAGCAAGCGGTTCTGGGAACCGTACACGGTCGAGTCTCCCCTGATGGATGAGCCGACCACCACCAAGGCGGACATGATCTCCGAGTGCCGCCGCGACCGCATCGAGCCCCCTGAGCTGTATTCGCTCGGGTTCCCCCACAACAACTGCGGGGGCTTCTGCGTCAAGGCCGGACAGGCGCACTTCCTGCACCTCCTCCGTGAGCTGCCCGACAAGTACGCCGAGGTCGAGCAGAAGGAACAGGAGATGCGCGATCTGCTGGGTGACGTGGCCATCCTGAGGGATCGCCGCGGCGGCGAGACAAAGCCATTGACGCTGAAGCAGCTCAGGACCCGCAGCAAGGACGAATGCAACTTCCTCGACTGGGGAGGCTGCGGCTGCTTCGGAGACGCCGAGGAACAAGAAGGAGAGATCAAATGATCGAGACGAACGGAATGACGGTCCGCCTGGTCCAGCTGGACAAGGCCATCATGCTGGAGCTGAGCCGGGACATCAACGAGGACGAAACCGTAAAGGTCCTTACGGATCTCTCGGACATCATCCAGAGCGGCCGTGACGCCCTGTGGATGATCTCGGAGGCCGTGCAGGCCCCGGAGAAGCCCAAGCCCAAGAGCAGGGCCTGGGACCCCTCCAAGGCCAGGCTCTTCATGCGGGCCGCCCTGCACTCGATGAACACCGGACGGTACGCGGATGCCGACGAGTACCTTGAGAAGTTCCAGCGCGAGATCAGCAAGGCTCCGGATGACCTGTACATGGAGAACATGAGGTCCCTGGATGCCGCGTACCAGTCGCTGGCCGAGCTCAAGCACGAAGCCACGAAGCGCAACTGACTCCCACCTGGGTCGTCAATCGTCCAAATAGAAGGCGCGCTGTCTGTGGGAGACAGCCATAATCAGCCATAGGATTCCCTGAGTTCACGGGAGATGCGGGTGGAAGTCCCGCTTGACACCCAGAAGCCATTCTTTCCTCCAGGACGGCCCCGGCCCTAAGAAGCCGGGGTCGTCTTTACCTTGCGGACCCTTTGGCAGAAAAATCCGAAAGGGTATTCAAACGTGCGCGTTAGCCCGGATTCCCCCGTGCGGGGGGGGTCCGGGGCGCCCCTGCGCGAAACGCGCGCGACCGTGGGCGCCCGTGCACAGCCGCGGACCGCGGGCGCCCGTTCCGCCCGCCACGGCCGACGGGGCACGGGACCGGGGCGCCGGACCACGGGGACCACGGCAGGAACCACGGGCCGCGATAGACTCGGAATCTAGCGGGACACGGGACCGGGGCCGACGGGGCGGGGCCGACACGTATAGATACGGGGCGGAGCGGGAACGTCTGGCCCGGCGCCGCGGCCAGCT